CCTTCGCTGCTAGACATAATAACTTGTTTTCTAGCGTCTTTTTGTTCTTGGGTTTGACAGTCTCTATACCAAACAGTTTTCATTATTTTTTCTTAGGCTTTGGTTTCTTTGGCATTGGTTTCTTTTTTGATCCATGATACATAATTACATTCCCAATTCTTGTTTTTGAACTAACATTTCTTCATTTTGCATCTCAGCTTCTTGTATTTCTTGCTGAGTCTCTAGTTGTTCTTGAACCATTATATTTTCTGAGAACAACGTGGGTTCACCTAACTCTTCAGCTAGGATTCTGGCAAACTCTTTACCTGACATATGTGCAGCTACCGATGGGTCTGACAATTTAATCTGGTAAAGTTGCGTTAAACTTTGTACTCTTCTAGCTCTTTCAGCAAAGTGTCTGGCTCCAATAGGAACTATTTTACCACTAGCTGTTATGTCATCTTTAGTTATTGTTTTAAATATAACAGCGTTGGTAGGTGTATCAAACACTCTTATGGTGTCAGAAATATTCATTCTTCTCCTTGATACTTCAAACATTGCATTAAGCAAAGGCTCTAAGAATACTCTTTCAAAGTGTGCAGTCTTGTGTTCAAATATTCTTGAAGCTGCGTTTTGTAATGTCTGAACTTCAAAGGCTGTTTTTTCACCTGCTGTTCTGATACCCATAGCTTGTCTAGGAGCACCAGCCATTTCTTCCATTTTGTTTTCTAGGTTTTGTATTTGAAAGTCAGCGTTTAGTGCTGTACTGTCAGGAGCTAAATAACCTACATCACCTTCTTCACCCATGTAAATACGTGTAGCTGGTGAAAAGTCAAAGTCTTCTACGTCACCCCTTATCTTTAGTATTGGATAAGCTATTTGATCAAAGACATCAGCTTTGAGATTTTCTAGGTGATCTATACGATACTGCATACCTACTAGGTTGTCAAGTGGACCCATTGCATAAAGGTTATCTGGTCTTGGTCTCCACCCTGCATGATAGATTGGAGCATGACCTAAGTAACTAGGGTTTTCCTCATTGGCTAAAACATAGGCTCTATCTACTACAGTAATAATTCTGTCTTCATGAAGTGTATCTTCTTCTTCATCATAGAAATCTCCGTAGAAAGTTAAGACCTCTACATAGTTTGATTCGTAGTATTGCTCTATAGATGTAAACCCATCAGCAATAAAACCATCAGCTTTATCATAAGAATCTGATCCCTGAACGTAAGCCCTTGCACCCATCATTTTATCAAATACACCCTTCATGTATTCTTTTGTTGGGTCATCCTCAATCATCTTTTTTATTTCACCTAATGTTTTTATTGATCGTATAATCTTAGGTGACTTTTGAAAAGTAGAAGCTGTAGGATTAAAACAAATATCAAAAGGAGATATTCTTACAAGTCTTGGTCCTATGTAATTTACTACTAGATTTTCATCTTCTTTTTCTTGGTAGTTTTCTTCCCATGTAACTGTAGCAAAACAGTTTCCATACTGAATATAATCAAACAAGAGGTCTGACGCTGTATTGACAAAGTTGGATTGTCTTATCTTATTTTCCATATAAGATTGTACAGCTTCTCTTTTTGCTTTTACATTATCATCACTAGTCTTTGCCTCAAACTTGAACCAAGTGTTTTGTGGAAACAAAGTAGCAAAATAATTGGCATGAAGATTATCCATTATCTGAGTAAGCTTTGGTGTAGTCGTACTGTTTGACCAAGGTAGCATAGCGTTTTTAGTTGTACGTGTATCTGTTGCGTACAAATAATTACGTAACTCTTTCCACTCTTCTACTTTTTCACTACGTTTTGTAGTCCACTCACGCCACTGGTCTGCTATTTGAACAGCCATACTATCTGGGCTTATTATATATTCTAAATCAATAGTTTCGCCAGCCATTATCGACCACCTCTAAATTTATTATTAGCCCACACGATATTACTCTCAGTTGATCTTCTTATTACTCTGGCTGGTTTTATAGCCATGTCAACAACAGAAGCTAGAGCATCAATTATGTCATCGTGAGCAGGGTTTCTTGATGACAACTCTTCTTCTAGTAATTGAGTGTTACCACCTCTGTAGTGCCAGATACTCATGTTATCGTAACGTGGTTCAAGTATCGAAGCTATACGTTCTTGTTTGTTACCTTGACTTTTGTTAGGTCTATATTCATCAATGCTTATAGCTAATCCGTGTTGTTTGATAAGCTCTTTGAGTTGCTTGACGATTGCCATTTGTGCGACTGTTGTTTCTGCTCTGAGCTTTCTGAATGACCATTTGTTTGACATATGGAGTATGTTTTGGAAGTAATCAGATATTCTGTCAGTCCTGAATCTATCGATGTCCAAGACGTATACATTGTTTTCTGCATCAATACCTATCACAACTATTGCTGTATAGTCAGCACGTTTGTTTAAACTAAATGCAAAGTCAACAGCAGCAAATATGTTTAGTCTGTTATCTTTATAAAACAGAAAACCGTTGTCTTCTTTTATATGTTTTCTTTCGTAGTACTGAAATTTATCTGGTGATACAGGTACATTTTCAGGGTCAGTAGGATCGTTATAGTACTGTGCTCTAAACTGTCCTTTATCTAAATACTGACCACGTTTCTTTGCAAGTATCTTCATGTCAAACCCAAACCACTTACCGTCTTTGCGTCGGGTTCTAGGCCAAAGAAACTCACCTGTGCCATCGCCTCGTTCTTCTACAGGTTTTTCAAATACCTCATAGATACTATCTTCACCTATCTTATCACCTCTCATATTGTACTGATCTTCTGTCATCTGTAGCAGATCGTTGTACAAGTCAGCAGGATGATACCTAGTTCCTACTACCCACTCTTTCGCTTCAGCACCTTCAATAGACGAGAGAAGAGAGTATTGACTTTTAACTTTATTGCGTCCTTCGCCTGTGTAAGCATTTTCGTACACCACGCAGTCATCGAGGACAGCAATGTCACAATGTAAACCTGTAAGCGAAGTCGTAAGTCCACCAGTAAAGATCGAAGGGTCTCTAACATTTTCTTTCTTTCTTATTGGATGGTCTAACATAATTTCTGAGTTAGTCCATCGTGTTCGTTTACCTTCATCAAAGTTTACGTGTTCAGGCCAATACCTTCTGTATATGTCTGAGGTTAGTATGCCTTTGATAAAACCTAGTTGTTTCTCAGCAAGGTTAGCTGTAGCTGATATATACAGTATACGTAATGCTGGGTTCTTTGTCAACTCCCAAGCTACTCTAAACGCTATTAATCTTGACTTGCCGTGATCTCTAGGAAAGAGTAGGAGTTGGTGTGTCTTTGCTTCAGGTCTTATCCACCAGTTGCAAACATCTTCATGGGCTTGCCCTAGTACCTGCTCTGGTGCTACTAACCTTATAAATGTTACAAGATCACTTTCAGCAGCAATCCTGATTTGTTCTAGAGTTGACATTACTCAGCCTCTAAAGCATCCAGCCTTGCTTTTATTGCTGTATTTTCTGTTTCGAGTGCATCTACTTTTGCTGACAGTTCCTGAACTGCTTTGACCAAAGGCATAACAAACATTTCATAAGACACGCCTTGCTGACTTCCTTGATTTTCAGGAGTAACGTGCCAACCATTAAACCCAGTAATGTTATGGGTGTCCATTGCTGCTTTAACTTCTTGAGCAATAAAACCATACATTTTTTCACTGTACGATGCTTCTGTAATATCAGCATTGTAGCTTACAAATTCTTCTGGATGCTCAGAGGGTGGTTTCCATTTGTAAGTAACAGTCCTTAAATCATTAATAAAATCTAAACCGCAATCAGTATTTGTTTGAATATCTTTTTTGATGCGCTCATCTGAAGTTCTTGTCCAAGAGGCATTTGAAGAGAATTGATTATATATCCTACCGTCAGTGGTTTCACCCATAGTAATGTAACCAGCACCAACGCTATTCATATCCATACCGATAGCAATTTGCTTACTATCACTTGCTGTATTTGTTACACAGTTATAACCAATAAAAATATTTTTAAGTCCAGTGGTTAAATTATTTCCAGCAGATGCGCCAACACAAGTGTTATTATAACCTGTTGTTATGTCATCTCCTGCACCATATCCAACACCAACATTGTAAGTTAAACTATCAGAGCTTCCTGTTGCTTCTTGTACTTTCAAAGCAGTAGCTCCAACAGCAACATTACGACCACCATTTTCATCAGCACTTAATGCTTGGTTTCCTATTGCAACATTCTGTCTACCTATAGTTAAAGAATCTCCTGCTTCACCACCTACAATAGTATTTTCTGTACCTGTCGTAAGTGCTGTTCCTGCAAATGTACCAACGGCAGTATTAAACGCAGCCCCATTAGTATTTAGAGCTTTAAGTGCTGATGCCCCTACTGCAACATTTTTATCACCTCCTGTTTCAGCAGATAAAGCTTCATTTCCTATTGCAACATTCATTTCACCATCAGTTAAGGCATCTGCTGCATCATTACCTATTATAATATTTTTAGGGCCTGTTGTAATTGATGACCCTGCATTATAGCCAATAGCTATATTATTAGAGTCTGTAGAAGAAGTAAAATTTTGAGAAGTTAAAGCATCTACACCTATAGCTATACTTTTATTACCTTTAGTATCTGAACCTAAAGCCCCAAATCCTAAAGTTACATTATAATCTGCATCTGTTAAATCATCGCCAGAAAAAGCACCAATTATTGTATTGCGAATACCTGTGGTAATATCTGTACCAGAAATATAGCCAACTGCTGTATTGTAACTATCTGCACCAGCGTTTAAATCTTCAAGAGATTGATAGCCAATAGCCGTGTTACCTGAATTTGCATCTTCGGTTTTTAATGATTGATGCCCAATAGCTACATTACTATCACCTGTTGTTAATGCCGTTCCAGCGTCTTTACCAATAAGCGTGTTTTGATTACCGCCAGAGACAATAGCTGCCCCAGCACCTTCACCCAAGTGTACGTTATCTGTGCCTAGTGTTGTCGTGATGATAGAACCATTGGAGTCAATTCTCATACGTTCAGTAGGTGATGCTCCGTCTGACCCATCGTTAGTTTTAAAAATTAGGTCAGCTTTTTCGTCATCTGCTGTACCATCATGTGACGCTTGGATTTGAGCAAGAGTAGAAATCTCGCCACCGCTTTGCTCACCTTTAAAAGTAACAATAGACTCACGACCACCTTCAATATCTTCGTGAGTACGGTTGTGTAGTACTCTATCGGCTAAGTCTCTAGCTCTACTCATAATTTAATCCTTAATCTGATGGTCTCATTGACTCAAGATGTGCAGCGTATGCTGCCTTGATTTCATCCGTGTGTACCTGTGCAGCAATAGCTTTTACATCATCACTTTCGCCTGAGGTATCTGCATCTGGC